CCTTATCGTATCTTCTCCTTTTTTATCTATATATTATCAAATTATGAGAATAATAAAAATTATATAAAAAGGAGGTGTTATTTCATGTTAATTGAAATGAAAGATTCTCAGTTAACAATTGATTCAAATCCTAAGTTAAAAGACTTTAGGATGAATTTTGAATCATTAAGTAGGTGGAGGGTAAAAGCTTCACTTGTAAGAAAAGAGAAGGAATTCCCAATTGATATCGTAATGATACATTTGAGATTGCCTTCATTTACCAATCATTCGATAAAGATGGTAGGTAAAGAAATGATAACTGATAACATTTTCGATCTTGAAATAAAATTTCATATAATCAAAATGATGTATGAAATCAATGGAAAGGTTGGAGATAAAAATATATCTTTCTTCGGGAAAACCAAAAAAGATATTATAAATGAAATAACAAAAATAATTATTAAATAATAGGAGGAATTTAAAATGTTGAAAAAAATCCAAGGACTGAATCCATTAAAAGGATTATTTGAATTGAAAGAAAGCAGAGTACAACCTCTATATGTAGAGGTTGTTAAAATCAGAGATAAGATAAGTAATCATGGCTACAAAAGTTTCGATGATTATATGAATGATAGAAGAGCGTTAAATCTTGACATCATTTCATTGATCTTTGGTGCTGAAATAAAGAAGTCTGGTAAAGATGGTTTCAGACTAGTGTGTGATAAATCAAAAGTTATAACTGCTAGAGAAGCTGCAGATCTTTATTATGTATTGGATGAACTTGAAAAGAGTGAATCTACAATGATGAATATAATCAATGAAATAACTTCAGGAAACAATGATATGGAAATTCCAAAATCAATATATCCAGAAATGAGTATTCCGGAACTTGAAAAGATATCAGAAACAGCTGTATCCGATATAGTATTCGGAAACAATGGTAAGGTTTCAATATTGAATGGTATGATAAAAAGTGGAGATATAAGTAAATTGATAAAAATTATGGAGGCTGTAATAATGAAAAAGGAATTAAGAAATAAAATAATAATAGGTGTTGGAGTAGTAGCTTTAGGAGCAGGAGCTTATATAGGATACAAAAAGTATCAAGCCTACAAGGCTGAAAAAGAGGCACCAGCTGAAATCGAAGATGTCTTTATGGAAGAAGATGATATAGATGATATCGATGCTGATGTAGAATAATTATTAAATAAACGGGATTTTCTATGATCCCGTTTATTTTTTGCTTTATTTTTTGGAACCATGGGATTAATGTTTACAGAAAGGAGGAATGATTAATGGCTTATTCAGAAAACTCGATTGGATACGATTGTACATTTGAATTGAATGAGTTTGGATCTCCGAAAATATCTAGTGAGATTGAAACTCTTAAGAATGCATTATTATTCATACTTTATTCAAAACCTGGTCAGTATCCATCAATACCTTTCATTGGATTAGATTTTGAAAATATTCTATATTCTTTTTATGATGAAATAGATGAAGAAGAGATAAAATCAAAAATAATAGAACAGTGTTCTTTATTGGGTTTATATTTTTCCAATACCACTATTCAAATTAAAAAGATGATATATCAAGATCAACCTTCTCTTCTAATTAATCTTAGTGGTATAGAACAATATCCTTCTGGATATATGACTAATAAAAATGGAAATCCGACACAATATTTGATTGGTGTTACCATGAATGAAATTGGTCGAATGATATACAACATATCAAAGGAGGGTTTAGAATTATGATTGTTTCAAATAGATTAGAGATAGAGAAATTAATATACGACACATTTAAAGCATTGGATCCAACTGGAGTTAATAGTAAGAAATGGAAAGAATTTTTTTCTACAATGAGTAATGAAAAGTTTGCACAATTTATGAAAAAATTTCTTAACGATGATAGTGAAAACTTTATGTTAGATATTGTAGATTTTGAAAGGGATTTAAAAATGGATCATTGTGAAGCTGCAGCTAAAGTATTAAATATTCCATTAATGGAGTACGTGTTCATGCCACATGTTACAATGGATAAAAATCACGTTGTAGTTACAAAAGAACCAGCATTGGTTGGATATATCAATGTTAAAAGAACACAGCAGATGGTCCATAAGAAGAACTCTATGTCTATTTCCAATGAAAGAAAATCATCATTCACTGGTCAAGTTATAGATAAAGATAAAAATGCAAGAGATACAAATATAGAATCATCTATGCTTGTTGCATTAGGGGCTGATAAAATATTAGAAGAACTCCATGGACCAAGGGCTGATGATACCGTAATGAAAACACAAATGAATAAGAGTATTGCTACTAAGGGATATGTGCTATTAGATGAATTAGATAACCTTCCTACCAATAAAGTAACCCTGAATACAGTTAATGTATTTTTAATGGGTGCTGGAATTAAAAGTGATTTAATTTCTAATACTTATATTTTACCTAAAGTAAGTGATGGACTACTTTAAATTTTTTAATAGTAAAGGAGAAATTGATTATGTTGAAAATAAGAGTACTTGGAAAAGGTCTAGTTCCAAGAATAGGTGCCCTAGCACCAATTAAAGAACCTTTCTACGCTGATTACAGAGCTTGTGCTGATATAATGAGAGCTCGTGGTTTGACGGTAGAATATTTTAATCCAGATACAAATAAATTTGCCAAATTGACACCTGAAAATATCAAATCTGTTTCTGATAAGTATTATGATAAAGAATGGGATCAAAGTGTCCAAGAAGCAAATGAAGAAACACCCTCTGATGAATCAGAAGGTCCAACCGGTCCTCAGGAAGGCGGAGGTCCAGGAAATCCACCACCGCCTCCATCCGTAGAACCTGATCATTATGGCAGATATACTAAAACAGAGTGGGAACAAATGTATGATGAAAGAACAAGAGAGCATTATAAGTATATAACAACTGGAACAGCTAAATGGGAAGCTGGAATGAAAACTGTTTATCCTAGAAATAATCTTGTTCAAGTTTACATTTGTACTGAAGGTCACAAAAGTGGCGTGAAATTTGAAACAAATAAATGGAGAGTACCAAACTCTGCAGAAGAAGCTAAACTTGATTGGATAAAAGGTACAAAACCTTCTTCTATAGCTCAATCTGAATATGATGGAACAAAAGCCGATTATCAAAAGGATGATGAAGTTGTATGGTTCAACAAAACAGAAGGAACTTGGGACGTATACAAATCAAACGATAATAATCCAACTGCAGGATCACTAAATCAAGATACTAAAGAAGGATGGACAAAATTAAGTCAATATTATACTGATGGAACTCCAAAAAGATAATTTGTGTAGTAGAGGGGTTGATTCCCCTCTACTATATTTTCTTTTTCATTTATATATTTTCTTTTTATAAATTAACAAATATTATTTAACGTTTATCAAAAATTATTAGGGAGGATAGTAATATGGGAGAAGTTTATAATTTACCATTCATTCGTACTGTGAAAGATTGTGAAAGAGAATTTCCTGATATAATTAATATTTCAATGTATAATACATTTGAACGTTTTGATGAGTTGTATTATAAAGTATACTATGCTATATGTGCATGTATAGAAGTTCCAGAATGTATATCTTATAGAATTAAATTTAAATTTTATTCAGATGAAGATACAATATATGAATTATCAATGTCTAAATTTTTGCTTAATCTTAATGCATGGAGACCATTAATAGAATTATATTCTTTGGAAAAATATTATCAACGAAGAATTAGAGTATTAGACGAATCTTTTATTATAGGTATAATGATGTCTAATACATTAAGAATAGGATTGGAAAGTAAAGTAATTAATATATTAAATGAATACGGAATAGAATTTGAACGTATTTCAGAATTATTAAAAATTGTAATCGAAAGATATCAAGAAGCATCAGTTGAATTTGCTTTAACTGATAAAGCATCCATAATGACATATGAATCTATATTTCTTAATGATTATAGAAAATCTGAAAAGATCAAAGAATTAAATAATATGAAGATTGATCAATCTTTACAAACATCTGAAGTGGAAGAATTATTAAAACATAAAACAAAAGAATTGATTTCGGAATTAGAAAATACTAAAAATCCAATCTGGTATGTTGCTAAAGCTGGTAATCATATTAAAGAAAAACAAGTACAAGAATTATTTATATCATATGGACAAATACCAGATGTAACAGGAAATGTTATTCCATATACTATGCAAGGAAATGGATTCAGTACAGGATATGCTGATCCATCAACATTTTATATTGCTGCTACTGGTAGTAGATTATCAGCCATAATGAATAAAATGCATATGGGTGAAGCTGGATATCTTGCAAGAAATTTAATAATACTTAGTAGAACTTTAACTCTATCAAAGACTGTCTATGATTGTGGAACTAAACATCTATTACCATTAAAGGTAGAAAATGCTACATTCTTAAGAAGATTGGAAAATAAATGGTATAAAGAAAAAGAATCTGATGAATTAAAATTGATTCACTATAACGATTGTAAACATCTTATAGGAAAAACTATATTGGTTAGATCTATATTAACTTGTGGATGTGGAGATGAAGTTTGTCACGTTTGTTATGGAAATGATTCACATCTAGTTATGAATATGCCAGGTATGGCTATATTTAATACAGAAGTATTCTCTGAACCAGTTGGTCAAAATATACTATCTACAAAACATCTCCTATTTACTAAAGCAAATAAAATTTCATTCAATGATAATTTCCATAAGTATTTTAAATATAACGCAGGAGATATTTATATTAAAGAAAAAGATGAATTTGAAGAAGACGTTCCATTAGAATTACTATCTATTAGAATACCTGAAGAAAATGTAATTCCAGTAAATGAACAAGATATGGTAGAGTATAATACATTTGGAAATAATATTGAATCACCATTATATGTTTATAATTCTAAATCTAA